ATGCAACTATTGCATTACCAACTTGTGTACCTAGATTCATCAAAGTTGGCATCATGGTTGAATAGAATGGTACTATGAATTTTCTAAGTAACATGATTAGTATAGGTCTAAGCAAAGCTCCAAAGAACGTACCTATTGGCATGAGAATAAGGGTAACCATGAATTTCATCAATTTCATCATCTGTTGAAAGAGTGGAGAAGCACTAAAAGCCTTTACAATAACACTCATAAGTACACCAGCAACACCAATACCTATTCCAATAGGAACTGCCTTCTTGCCTAGAAACTCACCAATCTTACCAAGTTTTTCAAATATTGGTTTCATTTTTCCTTGTGTTCCCTTTGCCATGTCTTGAGCAGTATCCACACCACTTTGAGCTCTTACTTTATCTTGCATTGCAAAATTAAGTTCCATATCGGCATGTTTGATTTTCTGATCTTTGTCTTCTCTCCAGTCTGGCATGTTATATGCAGCCAAAGATTTACCAGTTGCTTTGTTTACTTTGTCATTTGAATCTTTAAGTTTAGAATTTGCAACTTGAAGCTCATTAAAATTTCTAGTCATACCAGCCATTTTTTTGACTGTTGTTCCGATTGCTGCTTGAAAACCAAATCCACCAAACAGTGCTTTCTTTAAATGATTGTATCCTGCTGTAAAATTTTCATGCATCTGTCTTAGTTGAATATTTCTTCTTACCTGTTCACCGTGTTCTTTTTCCTCCTGTAATTTATATCCGTGTCTTAATCTAATGTTAACTTCATCCATTTTCTTTTTTACCAAATCCAGTTGTTGCTGTTTTTTTGCAAGAGTATTCTGGTCTTTTGCAATTTTAAGGTTAGCTTTTGTTACAGTATTGGTATTTGACATCTGAGTCATCCATTTTGTCATTCCTTCTACACCCTTTAGTTGAACTCCATTTAGTTGATCTCCGTTCTTTGCAAGATCCTTTAATGTCTTAATAAAGGCTTGAATATATGCTTCCTCTTTTTGATTTGCTGACAATGCCATGATATATAAATATCTTATTTCTATTTAAAGTTTTTAGTCATATTTTTAGACATGGGAGGCACTACACCTTGTTTTTTAGCCTCATTCATTACATCAACATGGGTTGCAAACAGCTTCTTTAGATAGTCTATTTCTTGCTTGTCAACCGTTTCTTTGTCCCATCCGAACTGGCTGGCACAGTGGTAGTAGATTGAGTATCTAAGTTTGTCATTTCCTCTGAGCTCATGAATGTTTCCATCCAGTCCTCTATATATGTCGTTAAAGGGTGTACTTTTACTATCTCCTTTAGTACTGCTTTTATGATTTTTGAATCTTGTATTTTTATAATATTTACGTCACCAGTTTTCCATGGTGCTTTTTTAACTGTTAATGACAGTAAATTTAACCTATATCTTTGTATATCGATTTTAGGTTTAGTTACATCACTAAGATCTACAGAATTACCAATTAACATTTCAGTGTCACCAAATGTGAGTGAATCCTCGAATTCAACCACGGCAGGCTTGCCATTATATGTAATATTAATCGGTATCAAAGTCATTGTGATTTATTTAATAATCGAATTAATAAAGGTTGCTACTATGCGTGATCTGATACTATTCTAACTGATTTTGCCTTGATATTGACTTCTTCAAAGATTGGTTCTGCTGGTTCAATACCAGATACACTGTGGTCAGTTATTGATATTCCACCTAATTCAATTTTTAATGATTTTGTACCATCTGTGAAAGTTAAGTCTAATGAAACATCTGCTGTATTAATTTCTTCTGTACCTGCAACTATAGATTGATCAATAACTGCTTGAATCATATCTCCATTCTTTGATGATGTTTTAAATCTTCCAGTGACATCAAATATTTTTCTAAATACTGATTTTGCATGGTGACTACCTAATCCCCATAATAATTCAGCATTTGTTGCCATTGTAATGTCAACATCTTGAACTTCTGCAATTTCTGCAATGGCATCTCCACCAGTTGATGTTTTTAATACACCATGAGCAAATGTGTATGGTGTAGTTGCTTGATCATTTGCAGTTGCAGTTTGTGCTACAAATCCACTACTTGCTTCAACTGATGCTGTATCTTCTTTTGCAAAAGCCATGTCAACTGTTGCATTCAATACTTCACCTATACTTGTTGATAATCCTAATGATTGAATAATACAACCTTTTAATGTTCTGTCTAACAATGTGTTTGAACCGTTAGATATAATTTGATGTATTTGTGTTGTTATTGATAATGGGGAACTTGGTGATACAGCTACTCCTCCACTAGATGCACCGAATGGTTTTGTTGATGATGCTGGATAAGTATCAACATTACTAGCTGATGATGGTGCTCCGAAAAGTGCCTTGAATATTTTATCTGATTTTTCACTATCCCAAACAAAACCTATATTTACACTACCTTGCTGTTGACCATAAGCAAATTTACTTACTTCTACTTGACCTAGTTTATTAAGTGGCATTTGACCTGTATTTAGTGATAATGATGTAACTTTTTGATTCATTCCGAAAATATTTGTTATTGCACTTGCAGCAGTACCAAAAGTTGTGGCTCCTTCATATCCGTACAGAACAGATGCAGATCCACCAGTATATATTGCTGCCATACATTATACTTCCTGTATTACTATATAAAGATTTTTAAGCAGGATTAGCCTTTCTGTATGACAATGTTATAACATAGTTGAACATGTTACGAAACTGGAAGTTTCTACTAAATGAGCCTATTACTCGTAAATCAGTGTATGTGGCTCCTACTATGTTGTCTTTTATGATTCCTACTACCTCTTTTACAACTTTATCGTGTCTTTTAATATCCTGATATGTACGTATATCAAGTTCAATTATCTGTTCGTGCCAAAAAGCACTTCCACCTAGACCAAATACCTCTATATTCTCTCCTTTTGGTGATACAATTATTTCGTCACTTCTGTCATCTATAAAACCAACAGTTCTCTTTTCCCATACTTTAGTTATATGAGGTGGGCGTAAACTAGACCATTTAGTTCTGACTAGGTCTATAATGTCATCTACTGCATCATAAGTTACAATTGTCATTCTTCTATCCCTTCTGTAACTGGCTCACCACTACTATATACATATTCGCTCTCAATGTACTTATTATGAAAATTTTCAGGTACATGATGATAACCAACATAAGTACTGATTTGAGTATAACCATATTTTTGTCCTTTTTTACCCATACTGTAAGTACCCTCATCAGGTCTCATATGTTTAGTATCTCTGTCCCATTCTATATCTGACATACCTGATGGTTTTCTACCGACATACCATATCTTTCTAGCAACTACAAATGCTATAGAATTTACCAATCTGTCCATTTTTTCCTTGCTCCACGGTTCTGTTTGTTCCATTTGATTATACATGCCGTTATATTCTCTATCCAATTCGCTTTGTGATTTACCTGCAAGTTTGACATCTTCAACCCATTGTCTAATCATTTGAATATTTGGTTTTTTTCCAAGTGCTGATGAAGTTACATCAGATTTACCACCAGGGTAAATTGGTGTCCTCCAACCATCAGGGTAATTTATATCGCTATTATGCCATTGTTGTCTTTTTGTATCCCAGTTACCAAGCAATGCGTAATCAGGTGGATCATTCTCCTTTATGTTTTCTTCTTTATTAGTAATACTTTCCATATAACCTATCAATTCAGTGTCACTCATATTTTTACTAATCATTATTTGATCAGGATTAGTACCTGCTGGAACTGTATATGCAACACCGTTTAATTCTATTTCTCGTTTTCTTAGATATTCTTTTGGCATTATGTTACCATTCTCATCTTTTTTCTTACCATCTTTACTCCAGTCTAAAACTCTAGCTTTTATGCTTTTAGATTGTGCTGCTTTAACATTTCTAAAAGCCTTAATCTGTCTATATGCTTTGCTGTTGCTTATCAAGGTACAACAAACACTTCCCTACGATTTGATATGCATAGGTCTATGTCCTCTTGCCAGAATCTTTTTGATTCACTGGGTGATACACTTCCACCACTTGGAATTTCATCCATACGGAATGATGTGTTCATTACTTCTATTGCTGTCATCTTGATAACTGCATCTGTAATGTCTAAAGGTATTGTTGTGTCACCTGCAAAGTTTTCACCACCATATCTGTAAGTTACTCTAACTCTGTTTTTTCTTAGAATTGTAAACAAATATCCTCTTAAATGTAATGTTCCTCTCTCATACTCACAATGATACCATTGGTCTTGACCTACGATATTTTCCCATGAATCACTTTCTCCCTTCCAAATTTCTATCTTATCGCCTGCTGAAGTATCTAAAACCTGTATATTTCTATGCTGTAAGAATACTGGAGTACCCCATCCAAATGTATATAGCAATGGCAAGTCGTGAACTTCTCTTGTAATCTTTTTAGTTTTCCAAGTATGACCTATTCTTCTGTCTAATTCCTCTTCTTTTCTGGCAATTATCTTGCGAACCATTTCCTTGTTTGGAGTGGTTGTACTGGTTATAGGAACCCTTAGAAAGTCACTAATGTCTCCAACAGAGCAATATGTAGTAGTGGTAACCATATTCTATTATAAGTCACTTGATATTTAAAGATTCTATTTGAATACTACTAGATATTTGGCACCAGTACCAGTAACTTCTGCATAAATACCGTTTTCAAATCTTCTCATAATGTCCTGAATATTTTGAATTCCTTCGCCATATACCGTAAATTCTGCTGGATCTGAGTTGGCATCTCCGTTATGGAAAACTACTTTGTCTCCACTTGCACCTGCTTTTACAACATGTACTGAAACTATGACACCATGACCTGCTTTTACTGCACCGTCAGCAGATACATCTTTTACGTTATGATTGGTATAAGTCATGATAATTGATATAATTGGTCATATATAAACATTATTAGTAAAAAGAATGTCCTCTATATTTAGGTATTTGATACCCATGTTTACATTTAATCGTAATCATTTTTGAAGATAATTCATTATATCCACATCCATTATATATATTTGGAATACATTTACTACAAATAATTCTTAAATTATTCTTATTAAATTTGAATTTTTTCTCAGGAGGTTCTTTTTTATGCATATGTTTAAATTCCCCTGACATATCTAATTGTTTAATTTTTTCCCAAAATTCATCAATATTATCCATACGTTATATAACACATTACCATTTAAAAATGTTATTATTAAGAAAAAAAATATGACTAGATCTTAGTCTAGAAACCGATAACTCTGATACGAATAGTCATAGAATTGACTGCTGTATCTGAAGCATCTAATTCCTCAAGGGCTACAACTGTTGCTGTAGAGCTTGTTGGAGTATGACCATAAGCCTTAATTTTACCTGTTGCTGCTGCTCCTGCTGCTGCTGGGGCATATTGTAAAAGTAGTCCTTTGTTACAATGGAGTATTTCTGCTCCAATAACAGTACTAATTCTACCACCAAGTGATAGATCGACAGTATTACCATTAGTAGCGTAGTTGTCAGAACCACCGTATGTTACGTCAACGATGGTTGTTTTCAACTTTGATGTTAGTTCGCTTTGAATGGATAGTGTCTTTCCTGTAAGACTTTTATGGTCGGCATTGTGTGCGATTGTGATTGCCATAAATTATATAAAAACCACTAATATATAAAGTTAATAACATCTAAAAATATAACTATCTGATATATAACAGCCTTTAATATGAAATATTGGTGATGGTTTATTCCATCCATTTTCTCCATATATTTTACCAATCATGACTAAATCTAGGTATGTTACAGATAAAATCTGATTTTCATCAAATGGACTTATTGTTGGTGCCATTACAGATTGTGTATAACCTTGCATTGACCTGTTTAAGTTAAAATGTGCTAAACCTAAACCATGTCCAAATTCATGTAATATGATATTTCTTATTGTATTATCTGATAAAGGATAACTTTCTTGTATCATTTCAAGTGTAGATGTAGACATATTATCACCTATAACAATCTTAGTTATGTTTTTTTGACTTTCTAAAAATACATTGATGAACATAAATTTATGCCAAGACGTATTAAAATTTAAACCTGTACTTCCTAATGTTTTACTGTTTGATGTTTTTTCATAATTTATCATAATATTACATTTAGAATAATTGAATGCAGTTTTATTTTCATGTTCTTCCCAAGGTATTGTTTCTACAGCAACAGCCCAATCACCTTTAGGATAAGCATATTCTAATTTTAATATCCATTCTTCTATTGCAGACATTGTTATGTATTTTAACTTGTGCCAATCATACAACTCAGGATTGACCTCAAATAAGCAAATATGAGGATTAGTATCAAATCTTAATTTTAATGAATCATATTTACTATACTCCCCATTTTCAGCATATATAGGTACATTCATGAATAAAACCAAAAGTATTAATATAACTACTGCAAACTTCATGCTTAAATACTAAATTTATAGTATAAATATATTATTCAATAGTGTAATTAAATAAAAAAAAGGTGTAAAAAAAGGGGTTGGTTTGACTAGAGTTTAATGTCTCTAATTTTACCTTGTGATTTGAAATGGCGACAAACTGTCTCACCCATTGTTCTGAAAACACCTTTTTCTACAAAAGCGTTGTTCACGAATGGATAACCAGCAGATCTTCTAGTTGCTTCGTAATACTCGGTTGGTATAGCCACTTGTATTCCGATTCTTGGATAACCATATCCTTCTGCATCAGAAGTATCTAATGCAAATAGTCTTCCAATTTCAGTTGAACCATTAGATGGTGCATCTTTTGTTGGAATAAATGGAATTCCATAGATAGAGTCGACATGAATACCAGTACCTGTACCTTTAAAGGTTTGGATACCGTTTACGTCTACTTGAACTAATTGCTCACCGTATGGGTTTGCAATACGGACACTTGGCATGTATAAGCCTTGTATCT